GAGAACGAGAGAGCTAAATCAGCCTGCAACACTACAGGTGCGTACCTGGCTGAAATGCTCACTGATCTGTGCAGTCGCTTTGGTCTCGATGCGGATGAGCTAAACTACCAAGTATTCCTCACTGGCTCAACTAACTTCCGTAACGATGTGGCAGTGACAGCGCCCTACAAGGGTAATCGTAAAGCAACACCTAAACCCAAACACTTACAAGCCATCAGGGACTACTTGGTGACACAGTGGGACGCTATCATATCAGACAATGAGGAAGCTGATGATCTGATAGCCATATGGGCAACTGACGATGAGGCAGTAATCGCTTCGCTGGACAAAGATTTCGATCAAGTACCAGGACAGCATTACAACTTTGTCAAGAAGGAGTTGTACAACGTAACGGATAATGAGGCAGTGAGGTTCTTCTACACTCAGTTACTGACTGGCGATAGAGTAGATAACATTATTGGACTTAAAGGCATTGGGCCAGTAAAGGCCGCTAAGGCTCTAGCTGATCTCACAACTGACATTGAAATGTATAACAAGGTGGTTGAAATGTACGATGGAGACAAAGTACGAGTGCTAGAGAACGCTAGGCTGTTGTGGCTACGTAGGACACCCGGTGAGATGTGGGAGGCACCAGAGTGAAGCGTAAGAGTCCCACCAAGCGTACTGGCACCAATGTCCCTAAGGGGTTTGATAGCTGGCTGGAAGTTGATCTACATGACCAATTAAAGAACTGTGCGTATCACGTTACACAAATAGCCTATGTGCAGCACAAGAACTACTTCCCAGACTTCCTGTACGTTGACGAGGCAACACAGCGGGTGTACCACATTGAGGCTAAGGGTCGCTACCGCGATAATGCAGAAGCACGTAAGTATCTGGATGTCAGGGAGTCATTGAAGGACAACGAGGAGATAATATTTGTCTTTCAACGTCCTACAACGTCAATGCCTGGTGCTAAGAGGCGTAGTGACGGTACTAGGTACTCAATGCAGGAGTGGGCTGATAAGCACGGCTTTACGTGGTACACCAAGGATACTATACCAGTACAATGGACAAGGAAGAAGTGATGACTAAACATTTAGTAATTCCTGATGCTCAAGTCAAACCAGGTAACAGCGTTGAGCACTTGAGTTGGGCAGGTCAGTACGCAGCAGACAAAAAGCCTGATGTTATTATTAACTTGGGCGACTGGTACGACATGCCGTCACTCAGTAGTTATGACGTAGGTAAGAAATGCTTTGAAGGACGCAGATACCAGAAAGACGTTGAGGCAGGGAATAAAGCGATGGATGTCTTTATGGCACCTATCGTTCAAGAACAAGAACGCCTAAAAAGAAACAAACACGCTCAGTGGAACCCTCGTCTTGTCTTTACACTAGGCAACCACTGTTATCGGATAGAAAGGGCTGTTAATGACGACCCCAAACTAGAAGGGCTGTTGAGCTACGATGACTTCAATCTTAAAGACTATGGGTGGGAAGTTTATCCTTTCTTAGAGCCTGTTATTGTTGATGGCGTTGCCTACTGTCATTACTACACTTCAGGCATAATGGGACGGCCTGTGCCTAACGCTAAGATGCTGTTGCAGAAACAACACATGAGCTGTGTACAAGGACATGTACAACTACGTGACATTGCATACTCTATGAGGGCAGACGGTAAAGCAATGACTGGGTTATTTGCTGGCAGCTTTTATGACCACGATGAGGAATACCTTAATGCCCAAACAAATCGACACTGGCGAGGTATTTGGATGTTCCATGAAGTCAATGAGGGTAGCTTTGATGAACTTCCTATTAGTATTAATTATCTCAAAAAGAAATATGGAGGTGGAGAATGAAAAAGGAAGACGTTCTGAGAAACCAGCGTATTTCCAGGAAAGCCAACGGTAATCTACATACGCGCAAATATGAAAAAACTCGGAAAGGTTTTCTTATGCGTAAATACCGAAACATGACGAGCAGGGTCATAGGCGTTCAGCATTTGAAAGCTCACTTATACAAAGGCAAAGAGATTCTTAATCGGGAAGACTTTTATGAGTGGGCTGTAAACTCTTTAGACTTTGACACATTGTTTGAGAACTGGAAAGAGGGCAACTATGATCGAAAGCTCTGCCCTACAGTAGATCGAATTGACGCTTCTAAAGGATATACCGTTGAAAACATGCAGTGGATCACTCACTCTGAGAATTCTCGCCTTGGCGCACTAAGCAGGTATGGCCAATGCTAACCTATTCTGATATACTCGACCGCTTAAAGCAAGTAGACGAAATATCATTACTGGAAGTATTGGACATATCCAGTGAGGAGATAGTTGATCGCTTTGAAGACAGGATTAGAGAACGTATTGATTACTTGATGGAGGACTTAGAGGATGAGTAAACTAGATACAGTAACACCAGCAGAGTGGGACAGGATGTTTCGTAAGCGTGACGTACCTAAGTTTGAGGTAACAGAAGCTAACGTATCACAACCAACACACTATAACTCAGGAGATATTGAGTGCATTGACGCAATAGAGGCCAGCATGTCTAAGGATGAATACGCTGGCTATCTTAAAGGCAACACGTTGAAGTATCTGTGGCGCTACAAGTACAAAGGCAAACCCAGGGAAGACTTGCTGAAGGCTCAGGTATACTTAACGTGGTTGATAGCAGAGGTGACAGAACAATGAAACTAGATGAGTACCAACTACAGGCAGAAACATTTGCTATGTTCACTGAGCGTATGTACCCTGTTGTATCGTTGATGGTAGAGGCTGCTGAACTCGCTGATCTGTTCGTTAAGCCAGTGCTACGTGGTGACAATGTGGCCATTGAGCGGGACAGACTGGTTAGTGAAGCAGGCGATGTGTTATGGAACCTAGCTGTCCTGCTAAAGCGTGAGAACATACACTTACAGGAAGTCGCTGAGGCTAACCTTAGCAAGCTGTCGCGGCGTAAGACTAACGGAACAATACAAGGGAGTGGTGAGCGATGATGGAGACATTGGCATGAAGGACGATACAGCAATACTCATATTCGCTACACTGCTCGGTGTGGTAGGTGTGCTTAGTTTATACCAAGGGTTGACGCTATGAAAGTCGTAGAAGGCACATTCACCAGGAACGCTAAGAAAACAGGCACTGAGTTACTGACTGACGCGATGAAGACCTATGAGGCTGGTGATTTCGATAGCGTAGTGGTCGTCATGGCTGATATTAATAACAGTGGGAGCATTGTATATATGTATGACAACAGTAAGGCAGTAGCTAATGTACTACTCGATGTGGCTAAAGCAGATTTACTATTTGGAGGTGAGGGTTAATGAGCGACACGTACACACTGGACGGCTATTCGTCCTATATCCACAAGTCACGTTATGCTCGCTATCTGCCCAATGAGCAACGTAGGGAGACATGGGCTGAAACGGTAACACGATACGTTGAGTACTTCAAAGGCCGTGGTCAGCTCGATGACGCTACTGCTGTAGAGGTCTATGACGCTATCTACAACTGTGAAGTCATGCCGTCTATGCGTACATTGATGACCGCTGGCAAGGCTCTGGACAGGGACAACATGGCAGGCTTCAACTGCTCCTACTTGGTCATAGACAACCCAAGGGCATTCGATGAATTAATGTACGTACTAATGTGTGGTACTGGTGTTGGCTATAGCGTTGAGCGACAGTACGTATCCAAGCTGCCAGAAGTCGCTGAGGATATGTTCAACACTGATACAACCATCCATGTATCTGACAGCAAGGTAGGGTGGGCCAAGGCGTACCGTGAGTTGATCTCATTACTCTATAGTGGCCAAGTCCCAATGTGGGACATGAGCGGTGTACGCGCTGCTGGTGAGCCGTTGAAGACCTTTGGCGGCAGAGCGAGTGGCCCTGAACCCCTGCACGACTTGTTCAAGTTCACTGTCGAGTTGTTCAAAGGGGCTGCTGGCCGCAAGTTGTCCTCTATTGAGTGCCACGACTTGTGCTGTAAGGTAGCGCAGATTGTCGTTGTTGGCGGTGTGCGTAGGTCAGCACTGATCTCATTGAGCAACCTGACTGATGATCGTATTCGCCGTGCTAAACATGGTCAATGGTGGATTGATAACCCTCAACGTGGCTTGGCTAACAACAGTGCTTGCTACACTGAGAAACCTGACTTTGAAGCATTCCTCAAAGAGTGGGGAAGTCTCTATGAGTCTCGATCAGGTGAACGTGGTTTCTTTAGCCGTGTAGCGTCACAACGACAAGCAGCCAAGAATGGTCGCCGCGATGCAACGTATGACTTTGGCACCAATCCGTAAACGCAATGCGGCCTTGACAAGTAATTGTCATTGAATTAACTATCCTAAAAACGGTGGAACTCCTCAACGGACAATACCGTGCTAACCTTGTATAAGGAAGTGTAACGACTATGAACATTGATCCAAAGCAATTATCTAAGCTTGTTAACTATATGGCTACTTTTGATGGTGGTGTTTATGCGCCCCATAAGAGAAAACCAAATAGTAAAGTTAACTGTAGTTTTGTCATGAATATGCGTGAAGAGAACGAAGACTACGTCATGTGGGTTAAAGAAACATTAGAGCACATCACAGGAGTTAACATCTATTCGCGCAAAGACTGCAACACAGATGGGTGCGCCAGGAAGCCCCAACTACGTCTTGAGTCTAATCGTCATCCTTATTTTACTAAGGTAAGGGAACGAATCTACATTGACAATCATAAAGTTATTGATCCCCACACACTGAAGTTGATGGACGCAGAAGCATTAGCTATTATCTTTATGTGTGACGGTGGTACAAGTTTAGATACAAGGAGCAAAAACCCTCACGCATCTATAGCGTTACATACAAAGGGTTTTAGTCATCCAGAGAACATGGCATTAAGTAAAGCTATCTATGACAAAACAGGCGTTATAACCAACGTCAATCGACACGGAAAGTATTACTTTTTAAACGTGCCAGTAAAGAGTCAGCAACTGTTTTACGAGACAGTTAAGCCTCATGTTCTTGCCAGCTTTGACTACAAGTTCGAACGGATAGCCCCTGTTATTGCAGGGTGGTGATATAGTCTGCTCTACATCGAAAGGTGTAGACCTTGGCAGAAATGACCAAGGCACATATATTAATATGGAGTAACATATGGGTTCGGAAATTATCTTACGTCCCAATCAGGTGTGTAATCTCAGTGAGGTAGTGATACGTCCTGATGATACCCTTGATGACCTTAAACGTAAAACAAGGATTGCTGCTATTTTAGGTACGCTACAGGCAACGTTAACAAACTTTAGGTATCTACGTAACATCTGGCGTAAGAACACTGAGGAGGAAGCATTGCTTGGTGTGTCACTGACAGGCATTATGGATCATCCGCTGCTGTCACATCAGCAGAAAGATTATCGAAAACTAGCAGAGGCATTAGATTCACTAAAGCAAGTAGCAGTAGATACCAACAAGGAGTGGGCATTAAAGCTGGGGATCAACCAGGCAACAGCAGTAACAGCAGTGAAACCGTCAGGCACTGTGTCTCAATTGGTTGATAGTGCCAGTGGGATACACGCACGGTTTGCCCCGTACTACATCCGTAGAGTCAGGGCAGACATGCGAGATCCACTGTGCAAGGTGCTAGAGGACGCTGGTGTGCCCTGTGAGGTTGATGTAACGTCAGCTAGTACTAAGGTCTTCTCGTTTCCTAAGAAGGCACCAGAGGGCGCTGTGTTCGCCTCAGAGCAATCAGGGATGGAACAGCTACAACTATGGGATATATATCAGCGTCACTGGTGTTGTCATAAGCCGTCAATCACAGTGTACTACCGTGACGATGAGTTCCTAAAGATAGGTCAGTGGTTATACAACAACTTTGATGACGTTAGCGGTGTTAGCTTTCTGCCTTATAGCGAGCACACATACAAACAAGCCCCCTATGAGGAGATCACAGAGGGCCAGTATGCTGAGATGTTAGAGGGATTTCCTGTGGAGTTTGACTGGGATATTATTGAACAGTCTGACACCACTGAGGGTGCCCAGACGCTGGCGTGCAGCGGGGCTAGTGGATGTGAGCTATAACTAGACAGAACAATAACAACCTTGACCCTAACTGGCGTTGAAACCAGTTAGGGTTTTTTGTTATTTGCCTGAGTTGACTGCGTTTTTAAGTTGGTTAAACAGTTTAGGATCTTCAGCTTGTAGTCTGTCCAGCATCCCCTTAGCTTCAAGGTTACGATATAAAGCTACCTTCCCGCTTATAGGGAGGTCAGACACAAGACGTTTACGTTCTTCAGAGAACAACATGCCTTCAGGAGCTGTAGTTTCTGCCGCCAGCGCGGCCGCACCAGAAGTAGACGCGAGTGGCCCACGGCTACTCAAAACACCCGCAGCAGAGTCTACTTGACCTCTTAGACCTGCCTGCCATCTTGTCTGCCTCGCTAGCATACGTTGCGTATATTCTTGAGACAGTAAACGAGCACCTACAACACCTGTAGCAAGGCTTGTAGTGATGTTGGCCTGACCCAAGTTAGCCGTCTGTCCTATTACAACAGTGTTGAACAGGTTTTCGAACACAGTAGACTTAAACGAGCCAGGAAGCATCTCAGCCAATGCTTTAGCTTCTTGAGTAGCTTTTTCCACCTGTGAGTCAGCATCTGCTAACTGCAAGGCGTATCTCTCTTTTACTTCTTCAATCTGTGTTTTCAATACTCTCCTGCTTTCAGCGGTTTGTTTCTTGTCACTTAACTGCCTGTTCAATGCAGCTACTTCTTGATTACGCTTAGTCTCGATAGCCGTCTTAGCGTTAACAAGGTTACTGCTAAGCCTTTGTCTTTTGTGTATGGCATCCTTAGCAATTTCTGCTGCTTGTTCGTTAGCAAGATCAATAATGTTTTGTTTGTTCTGTTGACCTATGTTGGCAACGTCTTGGGCTTCACGTTGTAGTGTCCCCATACCCCTAGCAGCAAAACGAGGACTGTACTGCCGAACAGCGTTTAGGTAGTCTGATGCTTCAAAAGCCCCTTTACGAGCGTCTCCACCTGATGCTTTAGCAGTTGCATCATTAACAAAACTTTTAACGCTCCACGCTTTGCGATCGGCAGCAAAGGTAGCTTTCTCTGCTGTACTTAGCCCTTCCTCTAACAAGTCGTGAAAGTAATCTTGTATCCTTGTTGCAAATTGTCTAGTCGATGTGCTTTCATTACTTAGTCCATTAATGGCCCTTCCTATTTGACTACGCATTTGCAACAAATCTTCACCTTTAATGACTCCACTAGGGGCTGTGTCTGTAATAACAGTATCCACGTAGCGCATCACCGAAGACACAATGCCACCGCTTTCCACAAGAGCCAGCTCAGGAAAATCTTTGGATATCTTTTCAATAAAACCAGTAGCTGCTCCTTTGTCAATTGTATATTGCTTACCGTCTGCTACTTTAAAGCCGTGTTCAGACCACATACTGTCTAGCTTACGCATTGCATCTTGAGGGTCTAAAGCACCAAGAGAGTTTATATCATCAGCGGTAGCACCCGGAGGAGAGGCTTCACGCAGGGCTTGTCCACGAAATGAAGCGTTTAAAGCACCAACAGAAGCATCAGCTTCTTTGACTGCCCATGCCCGTGCGGCGCTGCTATCTACTTTAGCTTCCTGCAACGCGGCAAGCTGCCCGTTGTACCTAACACGTTCTTGACCTATAGCGTCTTTAGCAAGTTGTTTAACATTAGCAATTTGCTCGTCAATGTCTAAGTTAAGATATTCTATTTCTTCTGCTGTCTGTTGTCGAATGGATGCACTAGCTAATTTTGTTTTTCTTCCTGCGTCTGCTTTTAACTGAGTACGCGCAGCAACGGCAGAAGCGGGAGTAAGCGCCCTTCCAAATACCTGCCTTGCTTGCTGCTCACTGAGCGAACGTCCTCCGTATGCTTTAGTTACTACGTTGCGGTATATTTGACTCGCCCCGTGTTCAGTAAACATTAAGTTAACAAAGTCGCCTCCTTTACCTAACTGCTGTCCCATTTTAGATTCAGTAGCGAAGTCATATGTTTTTTTGACACCCGCAAATGCAAAAGGAACAGCAGCGGAGATACCCGCAGTTATAAGACCGTTCTTTGCTTTTTCTTCTAGTGTTTCTCCTTCAAAACCAATAGCGCCGCCTTCAGCAGCAGCTACACCAGCGGCAACAGGAATTACCGGATTGATGTTTAAAAGACCTGGTGTGGGTACTGTTGGAGTTAAATTAGCGACACGCGTAGCTAACGGATTAGTTTGCTTATTATAAAAACGAGCCATCTCGTCTAAAGGGCCACTACCGCGTAACTTTGCTGCTTGAGACAGTTCATCACTCCCCGCCGCTACACGTGTTCCAACTCTTGAAGCTACTTCAGCACCGGCTTGTGCTGTTTGCTGACCAGAACGAATCCGTTGAGCATTAGCAAGCAATTGCCCTCCCGCCAAAGAAACAGGAGATATGATAGAACCTACTATATTAGAAGCCATTGCTGTAATAGGGCGGTCTTCTTCAAATCGTGCTACTTCTGCTTCACGCTCTGCGAGTCTCGCTTTAGCTTCACCTGCAATAGTACCGCCCTGCAAATAGTCTGGCTGCAACACAGCAGTAATCGCAGCCTGAGCGTATGCAGCCACTTCATCTTGTTTATTAAGCCACAGCCCATCAATAAACATTCTAGCCGTCATGCCCAAATCTTCAAGAGTAAATTCTTTACCTCCTTCAATGGCCTCGTTATTGGCCTGCATCTGCTCTGCCACATATTGCTCTTGTCGTTCAGCAGGCCCTAAGAGTGTAGGCTCATATGGATTAGTATACCCGACACCGGCCACGACAGAAGCATATGGGTTGTTTTCGGAGATCATTTCGCCTGTAAGTTTATTCTCTACCATATAAACCTCTTATTGATAAATCTTAGGCGTAAAACCAAGAGCTTCTGTTAACAGCCTAATTTCTTGTTGTTCGGCGTTTACATCGCCAGCAGCTCTTGCTGCTGAAATGCGCTGTTGTGCTATATTCATTGCTGAACCATAGTTTTCTTTCTTAGCAATAAAGCCCAACATTGTGGCGTCACCTCCTGAGTTAATTTGCCGTTGTAGATGAGCATCAGCAAGAACAGCAAGGTCAGCAGTTGCAGCTAATGCTTTTTCCTCGCCTCTAAGATACCGTAATACTTCTTCGCTGCTGGCGTTATCGGGTGGAAAACCCTTTTTAAATTCTACAATGTCCCTATCAGTTGCCACACCAGGAGGAAGCGCAGCAACAACGCTGGCATTGCGCGCCCGCAGAAAAGCAGTTTTTTCTTCTTCTTCGGCATCACGTAGACCAGCAACACCCAACGCTGTAGTACGTATATCACTAACGATACCCGACGACTTGCCTGGGTTCGCGAGCATAGACTGTTGTAACTGGCGGTTCCTCACCAGATCAGCCGCCGCTGTTGTTGCGTTAGCGACAATACCGTTATAATTCTTTTCTACTGTTGCGCTAACTTTTCCTGTAACTCGTTCACTTTCAGTACGTGGAACCAGATCGCTTAATTTTCCTGTTGCTGCTGCTATCTCTAAAGAAGCAGGCGTGTATTTTCCTGTTGAAGCAAGGTCAACCATCTCTTGTCTAAAAGTTTTTCCTTCTTTAAGCGCACTGTTATCATAAACAACATTACCTTCTTTATCAATAACGACAGCACCCGCTGATACTGTAATAGGCTTTTTATCTTTATTCTGTAAAGCGTCTTTAGCGACATCCACAGGAAGACCTATTAAGTCTGCTCGGTTTAAGCTAGTGAGATACCGATTCCACGCTTGTCTTTGCTTTTCTGTTTCTCCTATGCCCCGAGCAGCAGCAACATCAGCGGGCTTAATGCCAGCCTGTAACGCAGCTCCCTGTTGTATAGCAGCAAGTTCAGGCGAGACAGTAGAACCTAGATCGCCCAGCAATGAACGCTGAAGTCCCTGACGGTTCTGTGCTGCTGCCTCAGTAGCTCCTTGTCCTGCTGCCTCTAGTGCAGCCATCTGAGCCATGCGTTGCTTCTCAGCCTCAGCCTGCTTATTAGCCCTCATCTGACCACCCAGCCCGCCAATCTGTTGTCCTACACCTGTTAAGTTAAAGTTAGGATTGGTAAGGCTGCTCAATAACCCTTGTGAAAAACTTAATGCCATGATGATTATCCCTTATCGGCCAAAAATACCGCTGATTGAGTCCCAAATACTGCCCACTTGAGTCCCTAAATTGTCATAGTCAAGCCCACCAACGCCACCAATGCTCCCCATAGCGTTGCTCATCAATCCAGTACCAAGCTGTCCCATAAGGCTAGCTTGTCCACTAGCAGCACCAAGCTGTGCGTTAAGGCCAGCCATGCC